TCTGGAACAAGAACTGGGTATCGAGTTTATCTTGGATATGCAGGAGGACATGGATTTTATAATACCGCTCAAGGAACTTGTAGCTGGGGTTCTTCTGATGGAGCAATAGGAGCAGGATGGACTGGAGCAACATGTGGATCTTTTCCAAATAACTTACAATGGGGTGTAGGAACTGGTTCGGCAACATATAATAATATTTCAGGCACATGGGAGCATTGGATTTACTGGACATGATTATTTGGGAAAATTTAAAACATTTTTCCGATAAACAAAAAAATGCAGTTAAAATATGCGAATCTTGCCCATATTTAGGTGAATACAAAAATTGCACAAAACATGAATGCGGATGTTTTGTAACATCTATAATCAGTAATAATCTTAAATGCCCATTGTCAAAGTGGTAAGATATGGAAGACTTGACTTTATCGGTAACAATTTGCTATACTGATACAAACAGATAGGATAATATATGTCAGAAAATATAGATTCAGTTGAATCCTTAGAGGTTCCCGCCCCAGAAGCGGCGGAAGTAGAAACCGTATTCTTTGTAATCAAAGATAAAGACGGTCAATTTAAAGTAGTAACAGATATTGGGCAAAAGCTAAAACTTGATCGAGTAGCAAACATCTCAGATATTCGTATGGGTTGCCAGGAAATTTCCCGTGCTCTTGATATTAGGCAGACGGCGGAAACAGTAGTAAAACTACTTAATGCTCAAAATACACCCCCTACAGAGTAATATACCAAATACCCATTCGTTGGTATAATAACAATATGAGTTATCAATTAAAGGTAATTAAGGACTATCCAATTGGCTTCTGGCCGTTGGATGAGTCTTCAGGTACCACCGCTTCAGATATATCAGGATGCGGAAACAATGCTACATATGTAGGATCACCTGCATCAAATATATTACCATTAGTTTCAGGCGGGTTATCAGGAACACGTATTACAAATACAGCATATATAACAGTACCCGTTACTAAAGATTATTATGGGGCAACAGTAGGAGCAGGATTTGCAACCTCTTATACTTCAGACAATGACTTTACAATAGAAGCATGGATATATCCATCAATTGAATCAACCGATGTTGTCAGACTATTTGCTGATACAACAAATAACATAGGATTATTCTGGGATAACGGCCATATTGTATTTAAGGTTTCAGCAGATGAGTGGGTAATATCTCCGCTTACATATTCTAAGAAGACTGCCTATATTGCTGGCAAATACACAGGAGAATCAATCCTGCTATATATTGACGGAATCTCTGTGGCCTCTAAATCATTAACTTCCTTTAAATTTACAAACACAGCATTAGGATTACAAATTGGACCAAGCACAACGGCAGGCGATGAATTTACTGTCGATGCTCCAGCAGTATACAGATACGCATTGTCAGATAAAACAATTGCTAAACATTATATAAGCGGCAACATAACATCTCCTGCAATTCAGGTAGCATATCCAGATCAAGGAGTTTTATATTCGGGATCAGATGCTAACTTGAAACCAGCCTTTGATTACTCTTATCCCGTAAATAAGCCTTGGACAAATTGGCTAGATGATAATACATATTACGATTTAGTAGACGGACACATTGGATTTTTTGAAACAGATACCGTAACTGCTAGAACATTTGTCATTAATGATTTTATTACAATCCCGTCGGGATTAAATCTGGTTACGTCAAAAGTTGAGTGGCGGAATGATTTAGGAATAACAGTAGAATCCAGTATAGATGGAACTACATATGTCTCATGCGTAAATGGACAGCCTCTTCCTCAATATACAAAAGATGCATTTCATTCAAGCGGTAATGTGTATATCAGAATAACTATGTCTACCTCAGATGCCAGTAAATATCTGCCAATCTTGTCATTCTTCTGCATAGCCTTTTATTCAAATAAAGATATCTATGCCGATAATTATGGGGACAGAATATCCTCTCCCACCGAATATTACCTTGGATCATTAAATTATCCTATCCTTTCCCGCAATTATACAAATGGAATTAGGGCTAAAGATGGGGCAGGGTTTAATATTAATACATTGTCTTCTATCAAGTCTGTAGAGATGTTCTTTACGCCCCTTACGTTGGCCGCTAGCACCCTTTTCTATGCTTCCGACCCTTCTGCTACCAGACTGGCCTGGAACGGCTCTGGAGTGGTTTCTAAGGCCAATATAGACAAGGTATATGTAAACAATATAGATGTAACTAATCAAACAAACATTAGCTCATATTTAAATGCAGAAGAGCCACACCATGTCGTAATAGTATTTACCGCCCCAGTAACTGGGTCATTGCAATTAAATTACGAGTCATCTGGTGGGCCAAGTAATCTATATAAGAATATTACGACCTACGAAAAGGAATTAACCTCTGGAATTGTAGAGACCCATTTTGAATTATATACTGGAAGAGCCGTCTCAACTTTGACGGAACCAGCAATCACCCTGACAGAATCAGACATTATTGCATATAATAATGACTGGATAGTGTTACAAAGTACGTAATTTTGTCACTTTCCCTGACAAAAAGCTGGACTTAGACCGTAAAGAGTGGTAAAATAAACTTCTATGGATATCAGTAAAGCAAAAACTAAGATTCTGCAAGAAGAATCTACACTAGGAATCTATGTTTGGGAAATGCCAGACGGCAGATGGATTGGAGACGATGATGGGAACTTTCTTTCGGTCACGTCCAAAAAAGGAAATAGATCCAGAATCGATGCTTTGGCTAGAGAAGTTCGCACATACGGTATATATGAAGGCGGGCCTAAATTTCTTTCAGCCCGACGCAAGATCACAGACGAAGAGTTTGCAGAACAAGAACAAAGACTTAGATGGGGTCTAGTTCCAGATCCTTTGGATATTGGAAACTATAAAGACGAAATAAAAAATTTGAGGGCAGAGGGACAGTAATGATTAAATACGAAGAAGATGATAACTCACAAGAGATAGCAATATCTAATGTTGCCGACTGGATGAAGTTTAATACTCCAAGAGAGCAAACAAGTACAGACCTATTTAAAGTAAGCGGAGAAGACCTCACAAAAATATCAGGACTAAGTCCTGCATTCCGTCGTAAGATAGGCAGAGAATTACAAAAGAGATTCCAGGGTATTGAGGGAGTCGAAACACAACAGAATTTATTAGCACAAGCAATTACTGGCTATGCCATGTTCGATCTTATCGAACCCCCATATAACTTAGATTATCTTTCAACCATCTATGAAATTTCACCATACAACTATGCAGCAATTAATGCTAAGGTTTCAAACATCGTAGGACTTGGTCACGACTTCATTGAGACAAGAAAAACAAACGAAGCGTTTGATAATATCACAGACGAGAAAGCATTAGACCGTGCACGTAGAAAGCTAAATAGACTTCGCCAGGATTTATATGATTGGCTAGAACAATGCAACGAAGAAGAAACATTTACAGAAACACTTATTAAGGCCTACACAGATGTTGAAGCAACAGGAAATGGATATATCGAAATCGGCAGAACATCTGCTGGACGAATTGGATATATCGGACATATTCCTGCAAAGACAATGCGTGTGCGTCGCCTTCGTGACGGCTTCATTCAATTACTATACGGCAAGGCAGTATACTTCCGTAACTTTGGAGATCAAGAAACAGAGAACCCAATTGCGGGCGGACTGGATAGACCAAATGAAATTATTCATCTAAAGAAATACACACCAACAAATAACTACTATGGTATTCCAGATATCGTAGCATCATCAAATGCTATGGCTGGAAACGAGTTTGCTGGAAAGTATAACCTTGACTACTTTGAGAACAAAGCGGTTCCAAGATATATTATCACCGTAAAGGGTGCTAAATTATCAACAGAGTCTGAGCGTAAATTGCTCGAGTTTTTCCAGGTAGGCCTAAGAGGTAAGAATCACAGATCCCTTTATATTCCTCTTCCACCAGATTCACCAGACTCAAAAGTTGAATTTAAGATGGAGCCAATTGAGGCAGGAACTCAAGAGTCCTCATTTAACGTGTATCGTAAATCTAATAGAGATGAAATTCTATTATCTCACCGTGTCCCAATTAATAAAATTGGAACTCCTGAAGGAGTTAATTTAGCGGTGGCTAGAGATGCCGATAAAACATTTAGAGAGCAAGTATGCCGTCCAGCCCAAATGAATTTGGAAAAGAAATTAAATAAAATTATTGAGGAAATGACAGATGCCCTAATAATTAAATTTAATGAGCTTACTTTGACCGACGCCGATACCCAGTCCAAAATTGATGAAAGATATTTGAGGATGCAGGTTGTTACCCCTAATGAGGTAAGAATTAGAATGGGTATGGTCCCACTTGACGGCGGAGATAAAGTCGTTGAATTAAAACCACAGCAACAGGCAGAGGCAAGAGCACAGGCAGGAAAAACCAGAACTAGAGATTCTGAAAGGTCTGCAAATTCCCCAGATATTTCTGGAGAAGGCCGAAATGCTCAGGGCGACGGAAGACAAGTCGACTAACCCTACTCAACTGATTATTTGCCTTATATACAATAACGTTATAAAATTAAGCATATGAACATTGAGAAATCACTTTGGTCTTCGCATGGCGATAACATCACGTTATCCGTGCCATTCACTAAAGTTAACCGTGAAAAACGCACAGTCTCAGGATTTGCAACACTTGATAATGTTGATCAGACTGGTGATGTAGTCACCTCTGAAGCAAGCATTAAGGCATTCGAAAATTTCCGTGGAAATCTTCGTGAAATGCATCAGCCAGTTGCAGTAGGTAAGATTGTTTCTTTTAAACCAGAAACTTATTACGATCCAGCATCAAAGGAATTCTATAACGGAGTTTATGTAGATGCATACATCTCAAAGGGCGCACAAGATACATGGGAAAAAGTTTTAGACGGAACCCTCGCAGGTTTCTCTATCGGCGGAAAGATTATTGAATCAGATAACGAAGTTAATAAGTCAACAGGTAAGACTGTAAGGTTTATTAAAGACTATGCTCTAATGGAGTTGTCAATTGTAGATTCGCCAGCAAACGAACTATGTAACATATTGTCAATCTCTAAGATGAACGGTCAGCTAGTATTTAAAGGAATGGCAGCAGATATCGTAACAGAAAATATTTTTTATTGTAACGAATCTGATTCAGTATTCATTTCCACAGAGTCATCATATGATTCCCCAGTTACAGGTAAGCCTGCAACATTGATCGGATGGGTAGAATCAAACGATGTTAACAAAGCAAAAGAAATAGATAAGATTCTTGATTTACATAAAAAGTCAAGATTGTCGACGCCTGAAACACAAATTGCAAAACAGGCAGACATAGAAGGAGGTAAAGAAGTGTCAGATAATACAGAAAACGTAGTTGCAGAAGATGCAGTAGCACCAGAAGCAACCGTAGAAGACACAGCAGTAGATGCTCCCGTAGAGGAAGCACCAGCTGTTGAAGAAGCTCCTGCAGATGCAGTAGCAGACGCTTCTGCCGAATCTCTAGAAAAAGCAGCCGACGTATCAGAAGTTATGGTTGATGAACCTGATTTTGCAAAGATGCTTGGCGATCTTAAAGGCTTTTTCTCAGAAACACTAAATAAGGCTTCAGAAGCAAATGCTGCTCAAGTTTCACTTATCAAAGATACAGTTGAAACATTCAGCAAGAGCGTTGATGGTCGTATTTCAGAATTGGCAGAACAACATACAGCACTTTCAAAGGCTGTAGAAGATATCAAGAACACGATTGATGGCGTAGAGAAGCGTGTCGATGCAGTAGAATCAGAGACTGCAATTAAGAAGTCCTCAGACCTTGGCGGGTCTCAGGAAGTAACAATCAAAAAATCAAAGTGGAACGGTTCTTTCCTCGGTTCCGTAACAGAATTAATTAAATAAGGTAGGTGAAATATAATATGAGTAACGAAACATTACAAAAGGCAATCGAAGCAGGCACAACTGCTACAGGTACCTTTGCTTCTACCACAGGTGGAGCAGGAGTTCACGTAGCTAGCGAAGCTGGCAACGGTGGTCTTCTAAATGCAGAACAATCAGCCCGCTTTTTAGATTATATGTTCGACGCAACCGTAATTGGAAAAGTCGCCCGTACAGTCAGAATGAGAAGCGATACATCAGAGATTGATCGTATGTCCGTTGGTGAGAAGCTTATGTCTCTCGCAACAGAAGGAGATGCAACTGGTGCAAACGCAGCAGTTACTTTCTCAAAGATCTCTCTTACAACAAAGAAGCTTCGTTTGAATTGGGAGCTTTCAACTGAGTCTCTAGAAGACAATATTGAAGGTCCAGATCTAGAAGATCACATTGCTCGCTTGATGGCAACACAAGCAGGTAACGACATTGAAGATGTAGTCCTTAACGGAGATACATCACTAACAGGCGATGCCCTGTACAAGTCATTTGATGGTATTGTAAAGAAGGCAAAGGCTAGCGGTCACGTTGTAGCAGGTGCAGGCGCAGGAGTATCTCGTGAGCTTTTCAATAAGGCTCTAAAGGCACTTCCACGTAAGTACAAGCAACGCCGTGGTGATCTACGCTTCTTGGTAGGTTCAAACCTAATCCAGGACTTCCTATATGCTAACAGCATTGGAACAAACCAGACAATCCCACAAGATATCGCATCAGGCGTTATCCGTGGAGCAACTCCAGGACTTGGTGGTCCAGCAGGATACGTAGCACCATTCGCATTTGGTATTCCAATTGTTGAAGTTCCTATGCTAAAAGAAGCACAGGATGGTACATATTCAGGCCAGACTGGCGATCACGGAGATATCCACTTGACATTCCCAAATAACGTAGTTATTGGTATCAAGCGTGATGTAACTGTTTATCGTTTCTTCCAGCCACGTAAGGACTCAATCGAGTACACAATGTATACTCGTGTTGGCGTTCAAATCGAGCAGGCAGACGCATGGGTAGTTGTTAAAGACGTTAAGGTCGCTTCCTAATAAATAGGATTTAGATCTGCTAAAAGCCCCCTAAATTAATTTTTGGGGGGCTTTTCATTTTAATTTAGTAATGCTATAATTGTTTAGAGTAGAAATAGGAGATATATATGTCATTTGAGACATTAAAAGTATCTGAAGTAAAAAAGATTGCAGAAGACTTTGCAGTTGATACAGATGGTCTAAAAAGTAAGGCCGATATTATTGCCGCCCTCGCAGAAGAAGGCGTAACTTGGTCTGTATATAACAAGACCTTGGATAAGATGGAAGAAGAAGATATGTCAGTAGAAATCTTGCCTAAGTTTGATCCAAAGGCGGAACAGCCAGAAAACACAGTATTAGTAAGAATGACTAGAGATAACTTTAGGTATGATATTATGGGATTTACGTTCACAAAAGAGCACCCATTTATTGCAGTTAGTAGTGAGACAGCGCAAGCAATTTTTGATAAGGAGGAGGGCTTTAGATTAGCAACTCCAAGGGAAGTCCAGGAGTATTACAACTAGTCTAGCCTTTTAAATGGCAGAGATATTAGTAGGTTCACAATCTCCAGTAACGCATAAGGTGTTCTGGAATGGAGACGTTGCAAGCGCAACCTCTGCACCAATTGTCAAAATTTATGATGTGACAAATGATCCAGCAGTAAGTCCTGCCGTTCTTCCAACCACACTTTTGACAACTATTACTTCAACGCTGGATGAAAATAATCCAGGAACATATACCGTTAATGTGCCCTATGCCTATACAGATAGAAATAGAACATTGAGATTAAAGTGGGAATATGCCGTTGATGGAACATCTGTTGTTAAAACAGAAGATGTGTTTGTTATAACCCCTTATGTTGATTTTAACCATATTCAAGATATGGGATTTGCATCAGATTCATCTGACCCAGGATATAAATCATATTCAGATTTAATTAAAGCAGAAAAATATGCTCGTAAACAAATTGAAGGTTATACAGGACAGTACTTTTATCTATATGATGACGTGTATGTTGTATACGGATATGAGTCAGATACTCTACCAC